GGCGGCTTCAACAGTGAAACAGTACAGGACGTCATGCTGGGAGCGGTGGAACGCCGCTTCGGCAACGAGCTTCCGGCGTCTCCAGTAGAGTGGCTGACGGATAATGGTTCATGCTACCGGGCTAATGAAACACGGCAGTTTGCCCGGATGTTGGGGCTTGAACCGAAGAGCACGGCGGTGCGGAGTCCGGAGAGTAACGGCATAGCAGAGAGCTTCGTGAAAACGATAAAGCGTGACTACATCAGTGTCATGCCCAAACCAGACGGGTTAACGGCAGCAAAGAACCTTGCAGAGGCGTTCGAGCATTATAACGAATGGCATCCGCATAGTGCACTGGGTTATCGCTCGCCACGGGAATATCTACGGCAGCAAGCCAGTAATGGGTTAAGTGATAACAGGTGTCTGGAAATATAGGGGCAAATCCAGCGTTCATCAGCCCCCGCATTGCCGACAGGATCACAGACGGGGGGCGCAACTGGTTGTCGTTCAACTGGCCCAGCTACCGTTCTTGTATCAGAGGTGTGGCTGCATGACAACACCAGTCTGGCGTAATGATGACCTGGAAGGCGCTGTCATTGGCGCATTCTTTCTGCGTGGGGCAGATCATGAAGTGATGGATATTCTGATCACACTACCGGCGGACATTTTTTCTGTACGAGCGTATCGGGATATCTACACAGGCATCTGCAGACAGGCCCGTGTTTCAGGAGTGATTGACCCCGTGCTGTTGTGTAATGAGATGCCGGAACTTGCCCCGGTGATTACTGATACCGGGCGTAAAACCTGGGTGAAGTCTTCACTGGAGCACTATGTTGCAGCGTTGCGGCGCAATGCCGCACTGCGCGATGCAGAAAAAACACTGAATGAGGCGCTGCAGAAATTACGTGATGCGCATACCTGTGAAGCAGCTGAAGATGCCCTGAAGGATGCGCAGAACATGATGGTCACACTGTCGACAGGAAAGGGCGTCATTCAGCCGGTACATATTGATGATGTGCTTCCGGAAGTGGTTGAGCGTGTTGAATGCCGGAATCAGGGGCTGGAGAAATCCAGGACGTTGATGACCGGTATTGATGAACTGGACGCAAAAACAGGCGGTATGGAGCCCGGAGACCTGGTATTCATTGCCGCCCGTCCTTCGATGGGGAAAACCGAACTTGCGCTGGACATCATCGACAAGGTGACTGAGCAGGGGCATGGTGTGCTTCTGTTCACCATGGAGATGGCGAACATCCAGATTGGTGAACGTATGGTGTCTGCGGCTGGAGGGATGCCAGTATCACGCCTGAAATCTGTGGCTCACTTTGAAGATGAAGACTGGGCGCGTTTCTCACAAGGGGTGGGGCGGATGACCGGGCGCAATATCTGGATGGTGGACCAGGCGAACCTGACCATTGATGAGATATGCGCAACAACGAAACACCATCTGATTAAACATCCGGAAACGGCGCTGGTGGTGGTTGATTATCTCGGGCTGATAAAAACCCGAACCACGGGGCGTCATGACCTTGCCGTGGGTGAAATCTCAAAGGGGCTTAAAGGCCTGGCAAAATCCGGTGGTTTTCCGTTGATTGCGCTGAGCCAGCTCTCCCGCGGTGTGGAGTCCAGACCCAATAAACGTCCCATGAACTCAGACCTGAAAAATTCCGGAGAAATAGAGGCGGATGCAGACATCATTCTGATGCTTTACAGGGATGAAGTGTACAACCCGGATACACAGGCTACAGGCATAGCAGAAATTAATATCACGAAACAACGTAACGGTTCTCTGGGGACGATTTACCGGCGTTTTTATAACGGACATTTTCTGCCTGTGGACCAGGAAAGCGCACAGGTTCTTTCCACCCCAATGCGGCAGCCCCAGCCGCGCAGATACAGCAATACACGTACCGACAGCAGTAAGATGGAGCGTTTCTTTTGAACAACCAGACAATGACTTTTACCTCTGAACAATTGCGTAAACACGCGCAGGAAATGTTGCGACAGGCGGAACAACTGGAAAAAACAGGTGTAACAAAAGATGCCATTCGTCGGGATATGGTGCCAGCGCTCAGGGAACTGATGCAGGCGAAACATCGCGCACAAAAAGCGGTGGATGAGCTCGTTGATTGTGTGGCAGAGCTGGAAACCAAAGTTGGAAAGTTTGAAAAAATGGTGCAGGAGGTGCTGCGCTGATGCGCCATGAGTTTATTTTACCTTATCCGCCGACGGTGAATACTTACTGGCGACGTCGTGGCAGCACATATTTTGTATCAAAAGTTGGTGAGCGTTATCGCCGTGATGTGACGCTAATTGTTCGCCAGCAGCGGCTGAAATTAAACCTGTCCGGAAGGCTGGCGATAAAGATTATTGCAGAGCCACCGGATAAGCGCCGTCGTGACCTGGACAATATCCTGAAAGCACCACTGGATGCGCTGACGCATGCCGGACTACTCATAGACGACGAGCAGTTTGATGAAATCAATATTGTGCGCGGTCAGCTCGTTCCTGGTGGGCGACTGGGCGTGAAGATTTATGAAATCACAGGTGATAACGATGGCGCGTGATATTCAGCAGGTTATGGAACGGTGGGGGGCTTGGGCTGCAAACACTCATGAAGATGTATCCTGGGCGTCGATCGCTGCTGGTTTTAAAGGGTTAATTCCGTCGAAAGTGAAATCACGCCCTCAGTGTTCTGATGATGATGCAATGATAATTTGTGGCTGTATGGCCCGGTTGAACAAGAAAAATCAGGATTTGCACGATTTGCTGGTGGATTATTACGTAGGTGGAATGACTTTTATGAGTCTGGCACGGAAACATGGGTGTTCGGATACCTGTATTGGCAAGCGCCTGCAGAAAGCGGAAGGGGTTATTGATGGCATGTTGATGATGCTTGATATCCGGCTGGAGATGGACAGATACGTAGAACGAATTATGTAGGTGCTTGACCAGACACATTGTCCGGGGCTATATTCCTCACGCGCCAGCAAAATCTGGCGTCGGGATTGGAACCCCGGATAGAGACCGCGACAGACACACGCCGCGAGCGTGTTTTTTATTGTCGTATGCACGCGCACATCTGAATTATGGTGGGGCGCATGGGGGAGCTGAAAAGCTCGCCGGTCGGTTTCCCGGTAGTTCCAACCCTGTGCGTCTCACCACCCGATGATTGGAACCTGACGGTGTTGACAGTTTCAGGTTTGCAGTTTACATTTCCCCGCGGTGCTCAAAACACCTCGAAAGCGGTATCCACACCCGATAGCCATGTGGTTTTTTTGTGTCCAGAATTCTTGGTTTATGACCGGGTGTGCGGCTAATACAATACCAGCAATGGAAATACGCCCGCCGACTTTCGACGGTTTTGAGCGCCCGGTCACCCTCTCAAAAGGGGTAAATCAAAATATTCGAAAGGACATGTCTATGAATCGCACGTCTATTGAAAAACTCCCGTCACTTACGCATAACCATCTTCCTGTCATGACAACAGAGCTGCTGGCTGATTTGTACGGAACAGAGCGCCAGCGTTTGACAAACAATTTCAATCGAAACAAAGAACGGTTTATAGAAGGTAAACATTTTTTCCTGATAGAAGGTGATGCGTTACGAGAGTTGAAGAACGAAAACTCTTTAAGAGTTTCTGTGAAAATTGCCCGTAACGTTCGCTCCCTCATCCTCTGGACAGAACGTGGCGCAGCCCGTCACGCCAAAATGCTCGAAACCGATCAGGCGTGGGAAGTGTTCGAAAAACTGGAAGACTGTTATTTCAACCAGAAACAGCCACCAGCGGCACAAAACACATCTATCGAAAATGATGGATGCGCATTACTGAGCCACTTCGATAAACACGGTCAGGTTGAGTTCACGGAAAAGGTACCCGCCGATGCGATGGTATGTACTCTGGAACGGTTTAAATTTTATCTGGAGCAACACGGGTGGATCGTTGCCCGTAAAGAGCAACTGGTGGAGCGGTTGATGCGGTTTTAAAAATTTTTTCCGAAAACTTTACGATCGTAAAAAGTTGAATATCCTGTTAAGAGTGGTTACTACGCCACACAGCTTAAACCCGCCGATGAGCGGGTTTTTTTATACCTGAAAAACGGCACAGGACGTTAAACGTGCTGGTGGTCAGATGAGTTTGCAGATGTGATGACATATGGTTATTATTCTGCCTCCGGCCCTTTAGCTCAGTTGGTCAGAGCGAGCGACTCATAATCGCCAGGTCGCTGGTTCAAGTCCAGCAAGGGCCACCAACCACCACTAGCTCATCCGGATAGAGCATCAACCTTCTAAGTTGACGGTGCGAGGTTCGAGTCCTCGGTGGTGGGCCAGCGCCGACTTAGCTCAGCAGGCAGAGCAACTGACTTGTAATCAGTAGGTCACCAGTTCGATTCCGGTAGTCGGCACCATATGCGGGCATCGTATAATGGCTATTACCTCAGCCTTCCAAGCTGATGATGCGGGTTCGATTCCCGCTGCCCGCTCCAGCGAGATTTGAGACGAAGGTTGTTATTTGCACTGACACAATATTGTGTGGGAATGTCTGACTCCTTACCATCTCCTGTTCTGTGATGTTGTTTTGTTGCAGTTCCAGTGCTCTTTTTTCAGCACCAGAATGGTGCATTGTCGGTCAGGTTACGTAGTGAACCTCTGGCAGGGGACTGATGATTCATCATTCTGGTGTTGTAAATATCTCTTCGGACAACTTACAAAATATTCTAAGCAAACCCCGGGAACACACTCTTAACTGCCTTGGCTGGCGGTTTTTTGTACAGCGCTCGGTATGTGTGAGCTGGAAATCAGATTTTGCATGGACTGGAATCATGCTGTTATTTAGGGGCGAAGAACTGGCTTTTTCTTCCGCCTTCTCACCAGTAACGATTAGAAAAATAATGAAATGCCCCCCTCCGGGGAGGAGGACCGTAGAAAAAAGGACCCGCCAGCAAAAACATTGGGGATGAACAGCTTTCGCTACTCAGATTGCTGGCGGGTAAAGTTCCTCATGAATTAAGAATGCTACGCGATCTTTTTTAATGGAAATGAAAATTATTGTCAATTAGTCGTGCGTGTTTTTTCATACAATATTGGTAAAGGTGATTCAGGCCATCAGAGTTTTGCTGATGGCCTTTTTTCTTTCCGATAGCACAGGTCTGTCGGGGGG